CATTCGTTCCTCTTTGGGCATTCCTTGCAGCGTTGTTTCTAGAGTTGTTTCTAGAGTTGTTTCTATTTCTATTCCTATTAAAGTCTCTATCTCTACCACCAGGAAGTGCATTGGCTGCCATAAGAATGGCACCCATTCCACCAATTGCTAGAGCAATTTTACCAAATGCTTCTAATCTTTGTTCAATTGTAGTCTCTTTACCAAAGATGAAATCTAGTCCATCTGAGACTTTAGATGTGATTTGACCAGAGAACTCTGATATCTTATCAAATACAAATTGAGACCTTTCTAAGAAAGTTCTAATCTTTACTTGATTTTCTGGATCTGCAAAATAATCTAATGCCTCTTTTGTAAGAGCAAATGTACCAATATCAAGGAGTAATGAACCAAGAGGACCTAAGAAATTTTGTAACCAACCAAATGCGCCTTTGGGGATTTTCTTTAATCCTGATTTTAATTTTGATTCGTCTTTTTTATTAAGTTTACCTTTTCCTATTTCTTCAGAATTTTCTGCCTGCTTGTCTTTTTCTAATCTTTCTTGCCTTCTTTCAATAAGAAGATTCTTTTTATCTATCTTTGATTTTTCGTTAGTAATCCCTTGGAGATCACCGATAGTATTTGCAATACTAGTGACAGCAACACCTAAGTTATTGACAGCATAGGTATTTAAATTTATCGCATTAACAACTGTACTCTTTTGAGATACCTCTGGACTGACCAATTTGTATGCGGTAATGTTAGCCACTTGCTGCCTGCTGCTCCTTCATACGTTTTTCTTCTTCTTTAAGGAATTGAACTAATAGACTTACATAAATTTCTTTTTCCCAGGGCATGAGATTATCAATATGTTCTATATTCCATTTATGATGATGCATTAATGCAAAATTACCCTCATAATAAGCACGAAGATTGGTGTGAAGGAGTCCTATGCGAAAAAACTCGCTAATCCCTCAAGCACGATCTCATTTTCAACTCCAGTATTAGGATTGGTTACCTTAACTGTATGAGATAACTTAGGCATAGTTTCAAAGAAATTTTGAATCAACGAAAATTGCTTACTGCTTAGTTGATCAAAAAATTCAAGAAGTTCTGCTTTGGGAAAATCTTTACAATCATATACTTGATTGGAATCAGAAATTGTTTTAATGCAAGTTGCTGCCATCTCAAAAACTTGATCAACCTGATTAGTGCCATTGTCAAAGTTCATCATAACGAATGTCTCAATAGAAGGATATCCCATAGAGATTGCAACATCCTCAGACAATTTTATATCAGATTTATGTCCCCTAGTCTTATGAATTTTAATATCATCCAAAGGAATGGTGACATCAACTTCAGTTTCACCATCATCATTGCAAGTGATTGTTACATTAACATTTTCACCTACAGATGATGTGCGAATTTTAAGAAATAAAAATTCAATATCAAAAGTAGCTAAAGAAGAAACGTCTTTAATATCAGTACAATCAGTGATGATTTTTTTGATTGCGGTAACCATGTCTTCTGAATCACCAGTTTCAGTGGCGATCAAAAGGAGTTTTTCTTCTTTTACTAAAAATGGTCTATAAGTAACCTTTGTTCCAGTAGATGGTAATGTTGTTTTATAACTAGGAACATTTAACTTAGGTAATGGCATATCAAATTCAATTCAGTAATTTTATTTATAGAGGCACGTTTACGCTAGTCCAACGTCTATGCTATTATTAACTCTACCAGAGAGGGAACCAAACTGACTGACAGCAGAAGGTACTGATATACGACCGAGAGGATCTGTACCAGGATTTGTAGCATTATCTATTGGAGCAGGAACAAATATTCTCTCATTCTTTTGACTAAACTCAGAACTTTGGAAGAATCTATAGCGTTCATAGTAAAACTGAACACTCATAGTCATTAGTTTATTTTGACTATTATCTAATTGAATAGAACCAATATTATATGGAAATACATTTCTCAACTCATACACTCCCGTAAGTTGGTCTAATTTAGGTGTTAATGCTGTTGCCCTAGTAAGTCTAGAATCTCTGATTGCTCTGAGCATTTCTCTTTTAGAGACTGCAAGGTCACCACCACCTCTTTCCCACTTATAAATTCTCAAAAACGGGCATGCATAGTTTTCATAATACTCAGTGTATTGACTTGCATCATTTGACATCAAAGCAATCCAACGTTCAAAAAATGCTCTAGTTTCTCCAGAACGAGGCACTCTAAAATTAATACTAATTTGACTAAAGGTAGAACCTGTAGCATATCTGATAGCAGAACCTAGTTGATTATAGTTGCCAGTTGTTACTTGCTTACTAGGAAGATTTACACTATCTGCATAATAGTTTAATAACTCTCTCAAATCTCCTTGTTGAGGATCATACTTAGTGCCTCTTTGATACCCACCTGATCCCATCATTGGTGGAGTACTAAGATGTACAGAAAATAGATTCGCGAAAGAAGGTGCGTTATTTTTCTCCTTAAAAAATCCAATAAAATTCTGTAATGAATTATATTGTGCTGATTGTTCGTTTGGAATCGTCATTATACTTTTAGTTCTTTTTCTGTGATTAGCATAAATTCCCAACCATTATCTATGCAAAATTCAGTTGCTGCTTTCCACTTTGCTTGGTTCACAGCATATGTCACAACTTCATTAATATATCGTTTTGTATGCCTTTTTTGAGTCTTTGGTTCTTTAGTTTGTTTGAACGGTTTTACCTCAACCAAATATTTATTATTGGCAATTTTAACATAAAAATCGGGGAAATATCTATGGCGTCTCCCGTCAACTGGAGAAATGTAAGGAATGATGATTTCTTCACTACCCCATTCTAATATAGAAGGAGTAATATCACACCATTTCATGAATTTGTATTCCCATGAGGAACGATATATGATATTTCTAGGATCACCTTTATACTTCCCAGGAAAGGAAGGTCGGTACTTGCCTGTATATCTCATAAATACATAGAGGTCACATAGTATTTAGGTATAATTTTGGCACGCAACTCAAAGATCCTAAGATATCCAATAAAACCACCAGTTGCAGATGTTAGTGGAGCTGATGATGTAGAGTCTCCTACAGAATTTATCGACTATCTATCATTGCGTAGATATCAGATTGACTATTCTGATAAAGCAACCTCATATTATGGACAAAATCTTCCTGGTAATAATGTAAAAAAATCATATGGTTCTGATACTAGAGTATATCTAGCACTACCTAATAGTATTGAAACTGCATATCAACCTCAGTATAGTCAGGTTGACTTGGGAGTTGGTGGTATTGCAGCTGCTGGATTAGTTGGCACTAGTGGTGGTCTTGATTCGATTGTAAATACAGTTACTGACTTTGCAGGAAGTGCTGGTAATGAATTTGTTTCCAGTGCTATTGCAGGTGCTGCAAACAATGTATCACAGATGATGGGGTTAGCAGGCAATCTTGATGCAAACTCCTTACAAGCTCTTACTACAGGAAAGGTGTTTAACCCCTTCCAAGAGCAAATTTTTAAGAATATGCAGTTTAGAACTCATACTTTCAATTTTAAATTATTTGCACGCAGTGCTGCAGAAGCAGCAGAAATTTATGATATCATTCAATGGATAAAAATTGGTGCTGTTCCAAAAATTGGTGCTGCTAACAGTAATAGTCTTGCCAAGGCAGATTTAAGTTCCTTTGAAAGTTCACTAGTAGGATCGGATTCATTTAAAAAATCAACTAATGCTAGATTCTTTGAAGTTCCTGATAAATTTGAAATTTCATATAAAAGGATGCAACCAGATAAAGGCAACGGAAGAAATGGATTATTTCTTCACCATAGAATAAAAGATTCTGTATGTGCTGGTATTAAAGTTAACTTTACTCCTGATGGTTCTTACAATGCTTTTAGATCATTCAAAACTTCAGGAAATTTGGTAGATAGAAATGACTTTGGTCAGATTCATGTTCCTTCGGTGACTTTGGGATTGCAGTTTATCGAAACTTCTATTATTACACTCGACGACGTTCTCGAAGGATTCTAAATGTCTTACTTCTCACAATTACCCAATATCTACGTTGCTGAAGGTATTACATCTTCAGAAAATTTCAAGTACCGTTTAGTTAAAAATATATTTCGACGAGTTCTCGCAAGAGAAGACCTAGACAAATATATTACTGTATTTGAAACGTATTCCATTAGAGATGGTGATACTCCTTCTACTCTTGCTAATGAAGTTTGTGGTGATCCACTTAAAGACTGGGTAATTTTATTGATTAATAATATTACAGATTTTTATGAAAATTGGCCAAAAGACAGTAATGAACTTCAACTGTTTGTTTCTGAAAAGTACGATTCTGCAGATGGTCTTCATCACTGGGAAACTGCAGAAGTATTATACAATGGCATAGTATATGTAAAAGCGGGAATTGAGATTAATGAAACATATAGAACTGTAATGCCTGATGGCGTTACATTAACAAAAGAAGAATCTATATACGCAGTATCAAATTATGAATATGAAGAATATAAAAACGAATTAAAACGAAATATATTACTCCCTAATTCTCAAATCGTCGATTTAATTGTTGAGGAATTTGATGATCTGGTTGAATATCAACCAAATAGAGAATTGGATAATTCTAATAACAAAAAAACTACTTTAAGTATTTCACAACTATTCTTAAATAGAAAATCAACTGTATATGCAAGTTCTTCTCGAAATACATCTGTTGGTGTTGTGAAATCATTTGATTTTGGTAGCACTACTGGTTCATCATCAGCAACTCAGGGTGTTATTGCAACAGTCGTCTCAGTTGATAATACTGATACAACTACTACTCCAGTTGGCGCTGCTACAGCTTCTGGAGGTTCAGGAACAAATACTGGTGGAGGTGCTACAACTCCGACACCAAGTCCATCGCCCTCACCCTCACCTTCTCCAAGTCCATCTCCAAGTCCTTCACCTTCCCCTTCTCCAAGTCCTTCACCAAGTCCATCTCCAAGTCCTTCACCAGGTTACGGCGGTGGATACTGATCCTAACGAAGATTATATAACTATAGACATAACAAAAGACGGACTTGCACTTGTGTACAAATCCGTCTGTTTTCATTTGGAAAAATGGCCTGGTGGCGATGCTTATGAGCAGGAAGGACTCATGTTAATGAAAGATAACTTATTTCGTCTTATATTAGAATCTCAATTCAGAAAACCCTAGAAGTCAAAAAATTGGCGGAGATTTTTTCCGCCGATTTAAGGAATCAAAAGTCGAATTTCGTTTTAACCCCCATCAACCTGGCATCCTACCAGTGCTCCACCGACAATGCCAAGAGGGATCGCCCAGAGGCGTCCTTCTTTACGAGATAGAGCAGCACCTGCTCCACCTCCAGCAATGCCACCTAGGATTGAACCTTCAATACAAGAATTGTCATCGGTATTATGTCTCCTAGGAGCATCATCACGACGATAGACTTCACGATTGCAAGGAACTTCTACTCGCTCTTTATATGAGGAAACATATCCAGGAGAATTAGATGTTCCAGGAATATACTCTTCACGATATTCATTACGATAGCATTTGTTTTCCGAAGCATACCCTCTTTGAGATTGATATGCTTGACGGTTGCTTCGCTCACCAATACTCTCTGCACTAACAGGCAGAGCAGAGAGTAGCATCATTGTAGCGAGTACAAGTTTCATCACTCTTCCTCAGCAAGACGAGCAAACATTGACAAGGTAACCTCATCATCATCAACAGGAGAAGCAGCGACTGCTTTTGCTCGGAAGTTACTCACTTCAGTACCCCAATCAGGTTGATTGGATGCCATGATATCGGGGGAGTTAAAGTCAGCAGACACTTCCTCTTCATCCTCACGAATGGCAGGAGCAGATGCAGTCGAAGTCTTACCAAGCACAAGATTCATACGTGCTGTAAGTTGCTCATAGGATTTGAAGTTCTTAGGATCTTCAAACTCTGCAAGAGAGTATCCTTCATTCCAGATACCTTCCAGTTTATCATCCTCAAAGTTACCAAGAGTGCCAGGTGCAGCAAACTCAGACTTATCATAGTTCCAGTAACCTTCGACCTTACGAATCTTCAGTTTGAAGTCAGCACCTTTCCAGAAGTTGAAAGGATCGATAGGTGATTCATCAGCAAATGCAGGTTGCATTGCTTCAGTCAGTTTGTCGAAGATTTTCTTACCAAAACGATAGAGGAAAACACGACCTTCATTCTCAGGATGTGCAGGGTCTTGCACAACATAGATGTTAGAGTAGTAAGAGAGTTTACGCTTCTGAGCACGAGCGATCTCTTTATCGCTATCACGACCACTGTTCCACAGTTGGCGATTCATTTCACCGATAGGATCATCCTTACCAAGAGTGGTGAGTGAGTTCTCGATGTACCATTGTCCACCAGGACCTTTGAATGCGTGACTCCAGACCTTTGCCCAAGGCATCTCCTCTCCATCAGGAGCAGGCAGGAATCGG